GAAAGGCGGTCGAGAGGGCGATGACCCGCCCACCGACGTCAGCGATCGGCTCGATGGATGCCCACGCCTCTTCGGAGTTGGGGAGGTACGCAAGCTCATCCACCACAGCCAGGTAGACAGACTCCCCACGAGCAGGATCACTAGCCGACGGGAGTGATTCGATGTAGCTCTCATTGGCGAACTCGATCTTGGTCTGGGTGGGGTTGATTGGTGGCCCACGGAACTTCATCCACTCGGGCATGAACCGGTACGCGTACTTGGCCTTCTGCAACAGCTTGATGGCGTCGCGCTCGGTACGCGACAGCATGATGACGACGCGGTCCTCGTAGAAGAAGGTGAGCCAGAACGAGTAGACGGCGACGAGGGTGGAGAAGCCGAGCTGGCGGGCCTTCAGCATCAGGCTGTAGCGGTTGCGAATCCACAGGTCGACCGATTCGCGTTGGCTGTCGAACAGCTCGAACTTGATGCGGCCCTTGTCGGGGTGCTTGATGTAGACGTAGTTGACGCAGAAGTACTCGAAGGCGGCGAGCAGGCGGGCTGGGTCGTTGGTGTTCGGGCAGCAGGCCCGCCACTCCCGCTCCTCCAGCAGCTGGGTGAAGTCGTACTCGTCGACGAGGGTCACGTCTCTTCCTCGATCAGCGTCGAGGTGAGGTGCAGCAGCTGCTGGGCCCAGATGATGGGGTCGGTGGCGTAGCCAGCCATCACGGCCCACAGGGCGGCTTGCCCGGTCGGGACCGGGTAGGCGGCGTCGCCTTTCAGCATGTCGTAGACGGCGCGCATGTCGTCGGTCGGCTCGTCGGGCAGCGGGTCGATCATGCGACCCCCTGGAAGAGGATCCGCAGGGCGATCTTCTGGAACGGCACGTTGGCCGGACCGCTGGCATAGGTGACGTTGAAGTCGTGGTAGGTGCCGTCGTCGTGGGTCCCGCCGACGAGGTAGCGCACCCACTTGGAGCCGTCGTCGAAGTCCTGGATGTAGATCGTGTCGCCTGCCGTGACCCGGCTGAGGCCGACGTGGACATCGAGGCCGTCGAAGGTGGAGTGGCTGACCCACAGCCGGGTGGCGGCGGTCTGGCTGGCGTTGTTGATGCGGACCTGGTTGCCGACGATCGGCTCGGTGGTGTTCGAGTTGAACGAGAACGAGACGTAGCTGCCGACGGTCACTTCGTTGGCCAGGATGTCGACGATCGGAGCGATGCGGTTGACGGTGGCTTCGAGGTCGGCGACCCGGCGCAGCAGGTCGAAGAAGGCCCGTCGTTCGGCCGGCTGGGTGGGTGGCTGGTAGCCACCGACCGTCCTACTGCCCGGCACGGGCGTCCAGCTCTCGGGCGGCGCCTTCGGCGAGGAGGGCGTTCAGCTCTTCCTCGCTGAGATCCTTGGTGGCCTTGGTGACGGTGACGTCGACCTTCTTGGGCTTGATGGCATCGGTGGCTTCGAGGAAGGCTCGGGCGGCGGGGACCTGGCGGGGGTCGGTGCGGTCGACGGCTGTCGACCACAGCGCTTCGAGCACGGCTTGCTGCTTCTCGGGCGAGCCGCTGGTCTTGCGGTAGTGGTATTCCCAGGCGGCGAGGAAGTCGGGGTTGGCCTTCCAGTTGCCGAGGGTCTGGGAGCTGACGCCGAGTTCGGTGGCCAGTTCGGTCTGGGTGCGCGGGTCGCGTTCGTCGCGGACGGTGCACAGCCACTCGATGAACCGCCGGACCCGGTGGTCGTTGAGGTCGAGGCGTCGAGGGATCGGCCCGGTTTCCCCTGGCATGGGCTGATTATGCGTTCTGCCTGCCTAATTGTCGACAATTAGAGGATAACTATGTTATACCATGGTTATTACCCTGGTATAACCCTTGACCCCACCCAACTCGATGTGGTACCATTAACCTATGTTGAAGCGACAGAACAGAGATGCTCGGACGGTCCCGATGCAGATCGCCTTCCGGGTCCCGTACTGGTACTGGGCCCAGATCGACGAGAAGGCCAACGAGCTGAAGGTGTCGATCCCGACGCTGATCGTCGACGCCGTGCAGCGGGTCTACAAGCCGATCGAGCCGCCGGACATCGAGAAGCGATGAAGGTCATCGGGATCGACCCGGGGGTCACCGGAGCGCTGGCCGTCCACGAACGCGGCGTGCTGACGGTGATCGAGGATCTGCCGGTGCTCGAAGGACGCATCGACGGCGCTGCCCTCTACGAGACGCTCGACACCGACAACGTCATCGTCTACTTGGAGAACACGCAGCCGATGCCGAAGAACGGCTCGATCGCCAGCTACAGCCTGGGGCTCAACACCGGCATCATCGTCGGCGTCGTGCAGTCACTGTCACACCCCCTCGTCAGAGTGAGACCTGCCGAGTGGAAGAAGAAGATGTCGGTGACGAAGCTGGACAAGAACGGGATCCGCGGCGTGGCCCGCGAGATCTACCCGCAGTGGGCTGACAGCTTCAAGCGGGTGATGGATCACAACCGGGCCGAGGCCGTGCTGATCAGTCGGTACGGCGTGGCCCACCAACTGCAACGGGAGGACTGACATGACTGAGGCGTTGACAGGGACGCCGTGGTTGGCGGTGCTGGATCGGATCAGGAAACACTCCAACGATCTGACGTCGAGGACGCTGGCTGCCGTGCTGTACGACATCGTGAAGGACACGCACAGCCGAGAGGTCGACCAGATCTTGGATGCCTACGCCTTCCGGCTGCTGGGGAGCCTGTAATGGGCTGCACCATCTGGGACGGCGGCATCGACGGCAAGGGCTACGGCCACGTCTGGAACGGCGCAGCTCGCAAGATGCTGCGTGTCCATCGTCTGGCCTGGGAGGAAGCGAACGGACCGATCCCCGACGGGATGTACGTGTGCCACACATGCGACAACCGTCTGTGCATCAACCCCGACCACCTCTTCCTCGGCACCCACGCTGACAACATGCGTGACATGGCCCAGAAGGGCCGAGGTAACCACACCAAGCTGACGGCCGAGCAGGTCGCAGCGATCCGTGCCAGCGACAAGAGGAACGTCGACCTGGCAAGGGAGTACTCCGTGGGATCGAACTACATCTCGATGCTCCGCAGCAGCTACCGGAATTGCAGGTCGCTGTGAGCAGCTACCAACGAGTGAGGCAGTACTACACGACCCGCCAGTTCTGGGCCGATCGGCAGGCCGGCAGGTTCCTCTGCCAGTGCCGTCGACCGCAGGCCGTGCCGGTGTGGCTGTTCGGCACCCTCCAGTGCGAGCACTGCGGACGCAAGGTGGCGGCATGACATCCATCGACATCGACGAACTGGACGATGCCCACGAACAGCGCCACGACTTCCGTCGGGCCAACGGTGCGCCGTTGGTGAAGAGCATGGACGGCACGAAGACGGAGCGGTACAGCCGGCCGTCGGGGTTCCACAAGCCGTTGGACGACGAGTTCGCCCTGACCAACTGGCGCATCTTCAAGGCGATGGACGGGGTGGCCCGCTCGAAGGCGTTGCAGACCCAGATCGTGGCCTGCAAGGACGACGACCGGGTGGAGAAGAACCGGCTGCGCGAGCAGGCCCTCGACAAGGGCGAAGCCAACGAGCGGGCCGATCAGGGCACCGGGTTGCACGCCATGACGGTGCGGGCCGAAGACGTCACCGACGTCGACTTCGATCCCGGCGAGCACGGTGAAGACCTGAACTGCTACATCTCGCTGCTCGAAGCGTATGGCTTGGTGTCGGAGATGATCGAGGTGCCGTTGGTCAACGACGAGTACCGGGCCGCCGGTACCGCTGACCGGATCTTCCGCACCACGTTGCGGATGCAAACACCCAAGGGTGACTGGTTGGAGCCGGGCACGTTGATCGTGGGCGACTTGAAGACCGGAGCGAAGCTGGACTTCTCGGTGCCCGGGTACTGCGTGCAGTGCGCGCTGTACGCAACGAGCGTGCTGTACGACGTGATCGACGAGCGCCGGTTGCCGACGCCGCCGATCAACGACAAGTGGACGTTGCTGATCCATCTCCCGGTGGGTCGCCACCGGGCCGAGTTGTACTGGTGCTCGGTGGAGATCGGGCTGTACGGAGCGTGGCTGGCGTTCGAGGTGAAGAAGTGGCAGGCGAAGTGGAAGAAGGGTGACTACGACATCAAGCTGGTCGGGATGCCCGACACGTCCCTGCCCGAGACGCCGATCCAGAAGTTGGCGGCACAAGGTGTGGATGCAACGATCGTGGCCGACGTCGAGATCATGCCCGAGATGATCGAGTACTGCAAGATGCGGATGGCAACGATCGCCATGAACGAGGCGGCCAAGCAGTGGGCCATCGAGCACTGGCCGGACGGGGTGCCGTCCCCGAAGAAGGGTGGGCACACGCCGATGCAGATGGTGCACCTCCTCAACCTGCTCGACAAGGTCGAAGCCAAGTTCTCCATTCCGTGGATGCACAGGGATCCACGGTTGGCCCTGCAAGAGGGGGTCCATAAGAGCGCGATGGACAGGAGCAATGAGTTCGCGCTCATCAAGGAAACAAAGGAAATCAAATGAGCGATGCAAACAGCTTCCTCTTCGGGGGTGGTGGCAAGGCCGCCAAGTTCGAGGAGGTCGGAGATCAGGTCACCGGCACGGTGGTCAGCTACGACGTCGTCCAGCAGACGGCGATGGAGACCAACGAGCCGTTGACGTGGGCCGACGGCAAGCCCCGCATGCAGATGATCATCGACGTCCAGACCGATCTGGGCGACGGCGACGAGGATGACGGGATCCGTCGGGTGTACGCCAAGGGTGGCAACTACGAGGTGGCCGAAGGATCGGGCACGTCGTTGAAGGACGCCATCCGCGACGCGGTGAAGAAGGCCGGTGAGAAGGAGTTCTCGACGGGTGCGACGTTGACGGTGGCCTTCACCGGGATGGGCAAGAAGACGAACCGGGGGTTCTCGGCTCCGAAGCTGTTCCGGGCCCGCTACGAGGCACCGAAGCAGTCGATGCCGTTGGCTGATCTGGAAGACCCCTTCTAGATCGAACTGCCGGGGGTGGGTCTTCGAACCCCCACCCCCGGCACTACATCGAGGGTACGCATGGTCGAGATCCGCAAGCTAGAGCCGACGGTGAAGATCCGCCGGATGGGTCAGCCGGCATCCAAGCCGGTGCGCCACCCCAACCGGGTGGTGTCGGTGCGCCGTCGCTCCGAGTACCCGCCGCCGACGCCGCAGCCCACGCCCTGCGTCTTGTGGCAGGGGTCGATCGACCCGGACGGCTACGGGCGGATGAAGCGGGAGATCAATGGTCGACCGCTGACTGTCAAGGTGCACCGCTGGATCATGGAGCAGGATCTGGGGCGCCCGTTGACGCCGAAGGAGTTCGTGCTCCACCTGTGCGACAACCCACCCTGCTACCGGGTCGACCACCTACGGATCGGGTCGGCGTACGACAACAACATCGACATGATCAACAAGGGCCGCTGGGTGCCACCGCCGGTGCACCACAACGGCAAGAAGCGGGGGGTGCTGACGCCCTGGCAGCGGCAGGTGATCCGCCGCGAGTTCGAGTCGGGGATCAGCCAGGTGACGCTGGCCGAGCAGTTCGGGGTGGCGCCGGCCACGATCAAGCAGATCGTGGCGTCCATCACCCGCAACCGGACTCGTGATCTGCTGGAAGAGGCCCGGGAGCGGATCCGGCGGGCCGAGGAGCGGATCTCGGCCGAGCAGGCTGCTCACCAGTTCGAAGCAGGCTCGGCCGAGATCTTAGCACATGACGATGACCAGGAGGTTTGGGATGGATGAGGTGATCCAGTTGGACGTGTTCGGGGGCGAGACGAGGGTGGTGAAGGACTGGTTGGGGGATGACGTGGTGGTGGTCATGCCGCCGCCGAAGAAGGTGCCGACGTGGTGGATCCAGGAGGAACTGCCGCTGTCGTCGGAGTGACATGATGACGGAGCCCCCCGGACTTCCCCAGGGGGCTCGACGCCAACGGGTTGCGGACGGGGATTGACAGGGCCCCGGTCGCTGCTCCACATCACGAGAAGGGTCGTGACATGACGAATGATAACCAAGACCGACCGGCCGAAACGGGATCGCCAACCACGGTGCTGGAGTACGGGCTGCTGTACGCCGACCTGGGCTACCGAGT